TTCTCCTGCCTCATCTCCGACCCCGCCGTCATGACCGTCCTCGAAGCAGGGGGGTATTGCGAGCGGACCCAGTACTCGGTCAGGCTCCCCGCTGTAACGGCCTCCTGGAGCCTCCCAGACGGGTCTATTGGGGCATCGGCGGCCCTACTGTCGGGCGGCGTCCCCATCGCCAGCCTAGGCCAAGGCAAGAAAATCGTCGCCGGCGGCAAGACCGTCCGCATCACGACCCAGACCTACAAGCCCGGGTCGGCATGGATCACGCTCGTCGTCATCGACGATAACCAGTAACTCGGTGGTCAAAATCCAGTTAGACCAGACCTCGGTCAATAAGTTCATCGCAACCCTGCAACGGTTCGCGGCGAAGACGGGGCAGTCTATGCGCGATGCCACCCTCGAGCAGGCGGCCCTTATCTGCCAAGACGCGGCAACCTTCACCCCTCCTATGCCAAAGGGCGGAGGCCGTGGCCTGTCCAAGGCGGCTCAGACCGCAGGTGATGACGCCGTGGCCGGAGACATCCGCAAAATCTTCGTGGCGGCTAATGATCGCAACTCCAACTCGGCCTCGGCCCTGCTGACCAATCAACTCGCCTACGCGACTAAGTCTAACGACCTAAGCCTATTCAACAAGGTCATCGGCGGCGGTAAACTCGAAGCCCTCAAAGGCCTGTCCCCAATCATGCGCAAGATTGCCAATGACCAGGACCACGCCCGGGCGTTTGCCAAGGCAAAGAACTACTTCAACACGACCAACCCAGTAAAGACGGACTACGGTCAGGGTTTTGTCGGCGACTTGCGTGATCCGCATAACCGCATCAAGGGCAAGTTCGGCGGCCGCATCGGTAAGAACATTCGCCCGACTAAAATCAAACTGCTCGTCGAGAGCAAGGGTGACCTCTCCTCGTACATCAAGGAACGTCAAGCGATGGTCGGCATGGTAAAGTCCGGCTGGGCCTCGGCCCTACGCTCACTCCCTAAGCCCAAGATTAACGGCATCGAAAAGAACTTTGGCACCGACCTGCTGGCCGTAGCCTGGATTAACCGCCACGCAACCCGTGGCACCAGTAACCTAGTAGCCGATACCCAGAACAAGAACATCGAGCTGACGGTTACAAACAGCCTAGGCAATGTGAACAACATTGGCGTCGACGCCTCCGTCATCCCGCTGGTCATCGTCAACCGCCGCAAGCAAATGACCCTGCGTATGAGGCGGCACCTCAAGGCTTCGGTTATCAACATTTAATCAACCTACCTTTATGGCCTCTAAATCCATCCGCCACATCGTCGAATCTACAGTTGCGACCTACCTCTCGACCCAGACCGACCTGACTACCATCGCCTTCCTAACAGGCGACAGCGCCGCGACCCAGACACTGCCCAAGGCGGTCGTCCTCTGCGAGTCTGCCCGGGCTCCTGGCGACCTCCCCGAGGGCCTAGGCAACTACTCCTGCTCAGTCCGTATCACGCTCTTCTCAAACGCCGACGACACGACCCTCGCCGATCACCGCCTCCGCTGCGCGGCCCTTGTCGGAAATATGCGTGACCTGACGTCCATCAAGGCTGCCTTCACGGCCACGGGTGACGCGTCCTGCTATGACGTGACCATCGGCTCAGAGGACGAAGGGGTCGATGAACGCTCCTGGGCGACCTCATTCAGTTTCGACATCCTCACGGTCTTCCCCGCCTAATTCCAAACCGCCCAAAGGTATATGGCCGCCATCTCAAACGGAGTTACCTGCCTCTATGGTGTGGCCGGTACTGTCACCAATCTCTTCGTCCAGAGCTACTCGCTCTCGTCCTCGTTCAATGCCGAGGCAACTGTGGTCGATGAAGCCGGCCTGACCAAGACCCACCGACTCGATGACCGCAAGTCCGAGATTACCATCGAAGGCATCTGCAAGACCTCCACGATGCCGACGCTCGGTACCGCTCTCAGCTTTACGCTTAACGCCGCCACCGCTTACCCGTCTGGCTCAGCCTCCGTTTCGGGCACATTTACGGTCACCAAGATTGACGAGAAGGGCTCCAACAAGGGCTTCACCGCGGTCACCGTGACGGCCATCGATTACGAAGGCATCACGCCTGCCTAATTGACTTGGCCCCAAGTGGGCTAGACTAGGCGTATGGACAAACGGTTCCTTAACGCCTTTATCGACCCGGCTCCTCTCCCAAGGATGTTGGGTCGAACTCTTTATCCGTGGTGCCTCAAGTACCGCGTGCGCCTGACGGCCTTCGAGTCTCCATTGGTTACTGGCTCCCGTGGAGTTACCCCCGCCGACTTGCTCTTCGCCTGTCAGGTATGCGCTGACGAAGAGGTTGGCGGTCGGCTCGGCTGGAAGGACCAACTGCGGATCATGCGTCTCATGCGTAACCCAGCCCGCTTCGAAGCCTACCTCAAGGCCTTCGCAGACTACATCCTCGTAGCGCACTGGCCAAAGTTCTGGGAACAGACGGCCAAGACGTCCGGTGGTGATAAGGGAATCCCATGGCCCCTAGCTATTGTGGCAAATTTAACGGCGTCAGGTATTGATTACAAGCAGGCATGGGAGATGCCGGAGTGTCAGGCCATCTGGCTAAACTCTGCCCTGGCTATCTCTAAGGGTGCTGACGTTGCGATCATGTCGCCGGAGGAGGAAGCCTTCATGGCCGAGGAGGAAGCCAAGGACGCGGCCGCGGCGGCTGCTTCCAATCCTGCAAAGGTACCGACTCCCTGACGACTATGGCCGACGCAGAACTATCCGCAAAAATCTCGACCACGTCTGACATCCCGCAGGCGATGGATAAGGCGAAGACGGCCACAGTGTCGTTCAGCAAGCAGGTCGATGATATCAGTCGAAAGTTCAGCACGGCATTTAAGGATATCGCATTCGGATTCGTTGCTCCGCTTATCATCGTCAATAAGATTATGTCTTCTATCTCCGATGCGTTTGCGGCGTCTAAGCAGATGTCCAAGGATGCACTGGCCTTTGGATCAGAGGAATCAAATAAATATGTAAGCGAACAAGAGTCCGCAGTTCGACGACTGATTAATCTTCGCAATGAGGACAAGAAGAACCGAGGACTAGGCGAGCGTGGAACCCGCGAAGGCTACGCCGATGTCCTGATGAACGAAGGCCGTGACATCTTCAATCAGAACCGTAAAACTGGACAAGGTTTCCGCCCGTATAAAGAAGGCGATATCTTCAAAGGATTTGACCAAATCGCTGCTGAAGAGATGTCGAAAAACCCTAAGATTCGAGCGCAAATTGATGCCCTTGTGGCTAAGACTCTTCCGGGCCTTAAAGAAGAGAAGGCACCATATAGCACCTACTCCGCACCCCAAGGCGTCAACGCCGTCGTCGGTATGGGCAACAACGCGGCCATGGACGCCATGAACGCTCAGCTCGAAGAGAACCGTAAGCAGACCGCCCTCCTCCAGCAGATTGCTCAAGGCGGAGGGAACGTCCCATCCGACTTCACCAAAGGCAACCCCCACGAAACTGGCTACGGAGACCAAATGTAATTTACCAACATGGCACGCATCGACCAGGGCAACGCCCTAACCACTGACATCCTCCAGCCCGGTTGGACTTCCAACTCTGACGGATTCGGTCTCATCACGATCAGCGCGACGTTCAAGACCGACCGCAACACCGGGACGTTTGCACCGTTCGTCCGCGGCACGGCTTTCCCGGGTGGTGGTTATACCTACTGCAAATCCCATAAGGGAAGCATCAGCTGGGACTCGCTTGGCATGGCGACCCTCAAGGTGGACTACGTCGGCATCGATCCTTCGGTGAACAGCGGCGTCCGCACTAACGCAAACACATCGGTCGCTAACGGACTGACCTCCGAGCACATCAGTAGCCACCCGAACTTCTTTACCGCGGCCGCTGGCTATGGCGGAACGGCGCTGGCTGGATTACCTGTCGACTTCGGCGGCGCCTACGATGACTCGACCATCGGCCCAGTCGTCAATCGTTACAACACCACGACCCTAAAGATGGTCCCAGTGCCTTCCTGCGAGGGCTATCATGGAGCCTGCTTCGAGCAACCAACGGGCGGCCGCTTCATCGGCTTTGTAGACCCCGACTATCCTTCCCTCTACGGAAAGACGCAGTACCTTGCGCCAACCACGACCTACTCTGGCGTCATGTATACGACCAGCCAGTCAGACGTGCAGGCCCTCTATGCTCTGCTCGGCACGGCGACCTCAACGCAATCTTGGGGAGTGTTCAAACTCATCCCTGACTGGGGCCCGATTGGGACTGTTGCTACTATCGGCCACAAGAACCTACTCTCTCAGATCAACGTCGAGGAGTACGGCCTGCTCTACAAGGTGGTCTACGAAATTCGCTACTCGACTGCTGGATGGGAAGACATGGTCTACATGAACATCTAAACAAATGTCTATCCAACCCGGTCCGGGATACATCTTCACGTCTTCCGGGCAGGGGACTAACCTGAAAGTCCTGCAGCCGCTGGAGACGTTCACCTCGTTGGCGTATGATAATGCCGATAAGCACCCATTCCAAGTCACTGACCTAGGACCTAAGACGGTCGGAGGAACGCTCTCCTATTGGTTCACGGTCCAGCCAGGACTAGTCAATAACCTAGACCCCATGATTGGCGGTACGTCATGGTTCATGACGCATATGCCGGTGAGCGATTACGAGTTCGTCTACTACAAGTGGGTGTTCAATCCTACGACGCACTATTCGTATATCCTCATGAAGCTTGGGTTCGATTCAACAAACCTTCGCTACCCAGATGATAACACGGCGCACGTAAGTGCAAGCCCGTCCTATCCAGTTATCGATTCATCCGCTACGATGCTTACTACGGGCGACATCGACTCCTACATCGTCCTCGCCACGGCCTACCAAGACCCAACAACCAAGGCCATCACCGTCTGGCAGGATGTGACGAAGTCACTATGGACGGATCGCATCAAGGTCACAGGCATCACGGCCCGCTACTACTTCGCCAGCGTATAAGCGCCAATGCCAACGCCCCCGACATATACCAACGCTTTCAGGATTGTCGGGAGCGCCGCAGAACTGC